CCGGTACGGATTGTGAGCCACGTTCGTTGTAAATAGGGGAGGTGTCTTCGATCTCGATGCTGAAATCGTTTTGAAGATCGAATATTCCTAATTGATTTTTTATCTTGAGTGACATGTGTTATTGTTTTTTGCGGGTGAATGGTTCCTTTGATTTATCTGCTAATTCTTGTGCTTCGTTGAGCTCGCGAAGCACGACGTATGCTTTGAGGTATTTAAGTTTCTCAATCAGTGCATGTAACTCTTTGATCAGTTGAGCCAAGTTTGCTTCCTTATCAGTCGGTGAAGAAGTTGTCTGAGAGGTACGGGAAATACTGTTACGGATCGGATCGTAATTGCCTTCAGCACGCTGGGGAACTCGGCCACTGCGGGCATCCTGAATGGCCTGCACGACAATGGGGTAATTAATGTGGTGCTGAAGACGGGAAAGATCTTCGGCATTGATGATCAGTTCTGCTCCGGATTCGGATATCAATGAGGTACGGCGGACGATTCCGGTCGGTGAATCACCTATGTAGGGAACATCCCGATAAGTCCGGCCATCATCTTCACCAATGACATCGTATCTGCCGGATGCCCATTGCTTGACTTGCACCTGGGCAGTTTTGGTACTGTCGGTATTGTTATCGATCGCGGAAGTGGAAGAACTCCCCCTTTTAATCAGTCCTTTGAGCGTTGATTTTGCAGCGGCCAATGCTCCCATGATCAGTCCGGAGAGAACTGCAGCACGGGCTGCACCAGTTGCTCCAAAGGTTGCAACAGAGTCGGGCATGGCATAGGCTTCGGCAGCGGAACGGGCTACAGCTCCGACAGCTACCCCCGTGGCCTTGGCTATTTCAATATCAATCATCTGGCTTAGTACATCGAATAGTATATCGAGCATAGTATCAGCAAAGTTCTGCAGGGCATTTTCTTGACCTGATATCATTTGTCCGAGGGTATCGCCGATCTGTTCACCGTATTGCCGGTACTGTTGTGCCTGTTCAGTGAGCCTTTGTTTCTCCTTCCTGGCCAGTTCATCTTTTTTCTTTTGAGCGGCATCTTCAAGTTTCTTCCGTTCTTTTTCTTCATCTTGAAGACATTTTACTTTAAAGTCGAGTAGTTGTTGTTCAATGGTGCGCCGTTGATCAGCGTCGAGATTAGCAATTTTGAGAACACGTTCCAGGTGCATGATAGTGAGGTGCTCCATTGCTTCATTGTACTCTTTCTCTGTTTTCAGATTTTCATCCTTACCGGAAACATAGAGAAGTTTTAGGTCCTTTTGTTGGTTTTCATAAAGTGTCTTTTCTTCAGCGAGCTGTCGGTTCATCTGCTCTTTTTGCTGTTTAATTTTGATATCGTTGATTCGATTTTGAGCATCAATACCTTCTTTACTTTTTGCACCGGCTATATTAATGATACGTTGCTGATGTTCTAATTCGAGGGTTTCCATCCGGTCATTAAACTGCTGTTCGGTTTGCAAGGTTTCGTCCTGGCGTTTGAGATAGGCTTCTTTAAGTTCCGACTGGTGTTGGGAGTAGAGCTTAGCTTCTTCTTCAAGTTTCTTTTTAAGAAGGGCTTTGGCTTTCTCTTCATCAATTATGGGAGTTGTTATTTTGTTATTTGTAGTTTCTTCATTCGCTTTGTTGACCTCCTCTATGGCTAAAGCTGATTCACCTATCTCTTTGGTTATTTCATCTATTTTCTCAGAAATTGAGGATAAATTTTTTCGCGTTTCATTAAGAGTTTCTAATGCTTTTCCTTCTTTTTCTGTACCAAAAAGTCTGGAAATTTTAGCTGTAAGGCTATTCCGATTATATCCTTGTAAGGTATTGGTTTGGCGAATCTTCCAATATTGATCACTTTGGGTTTCTTCATCTTTTTCCAGTGTACGTTTCTGGGCATAAAGATTTTCAAGTTCTTGCTGTGCTGCCTTTAACTTGATTTGCTTTTCAAGTTGTACCAGATAATCTTTGATTGCGTCTGTATTGTTTTTCGTTAATGTTCCTTCATCGGTTAGTTGGGCATTGTAGTCTGGAATGATTTCTTTTAGATCATTTAAAGCCTTTCGACGAACACCAAGCGCAATTCCATTATCATTGATGACAGCAGTCAAAGCACGTATCTTCGATTCTTGTTGAATAAATGATTTATTGGTCTCTTCATTTACTTTTTTTATTCCTGATACAGAATCTTTCAATTCATCGTTTTTCTTTTTTAAGTTTATGAGGTAGGCTATAGCTGTGGCCGCGACTACGGCTATTATACCATAGGGGTTTGTCATCAGCTCTTTCTTAATGGCTTTTAAAGACTTTGCAATATTATTATTCCAAAATGTAACGACTTTACTGATTATTACATCAGAGTTCTTAGCAGCTGTGTAAGCTATAAGGGCAATGGTCAATAACGTAATTGCCCTTTTGTTTTCATTGATGAAGTTTAATAGTTTAATGAGTTTTCCAGTCCAACTGACAGCACCATTTGCTGCTGATATGAGGGCAGGATTGAGCTTTTCTAATAATTCAATACCAAGTTCCTGCATGCGGTTTTTGGCTTGCGATAGTTTAGCTGCCGCTGTTTCTGATTTTGTGGCGGCCTGTTCCATGGCTACGGACGTACCGGTGACTGCCTCAGTGTAGTATTTTACCTTATCGGCTTCATTGATAAGTACGGAGGCCACATTGTATCCTTCTTCTCCAAATTGCTTCTTAATCTGGGCTGCTGAGAGTTGCTTTTTCTGAAGGTTATCCAAAGCTTTCTCTAAACCGACGATTTTGGGATTTGTATCATCTGCTCCGGTTTGTAGAGTAAGGAAGAATTTCTTTAAACCGGTACCGGCTATTTCGTCTTTGATACCTTTTTCGGCCAGTGTTTCAATAGTACCTACAAGCTGTTCGATAGGAATTTCGGCAGAGGCAGCAGCTACCCCGGATTTGGTGACGGCTGTGGTGACGGACTCCACGGCTGCTGCTCCATATTTAGAGCCGGCGGCCATGACGTTTGCATAGCGTGAAGCTTGGTCGGCACCATCACCGTATTGATTGAGAGAAAGGGTTACGGCATCGACTGCATCCTTCAGGGTCATACCTGATGCAGAAGCTAATATAAGGGTCTGTTTAGTCACCTCGGCCAAAGCTTCTTTGTTATCAAGAAGTTCGGGCTTGGCAGAGCCTACCAATTTGTAGGCATCAAGAATTTCCGTTGCGGACTGTCTAATGCGAATGCCGGATTCGGTCATTGTCGTTGACAACTGGACAGCTTGCTGTTCCAACCAGTTTATATCGTCCTTGGAAAGTCCGGTAAGAGCTTCAACATCGGCCTTGGCTTCCTCGCGTTTGTTTCGCTGTTCTCGGAGTTGGTTGAGTTTCATTGAAACTCCGGTGATAGCTGCTATGACAGTACCGATCAGACCAATATATTTGTTAATGAATCCGGAGGCACGTGACCAGATATTACCTTGTGCACCTACCTCGACGCGCATGTTGGCCTGTGCTCTGGAAAGGGCTTCAGTGACACGCCGATTCTGCTCAAGAGCAGCAGTATATTGTTTCGTTCCGGGCACTGCATTACGAAGCTCTTTCCGAACGCGGGACTGGACAGCAAGGAGTTCGTTGTAAGTTGCTCCGGAGAGGCTTTTGAGAACCCGTTCTGTTTCGGCTAACTGTTTCTCGTAATTCTGAAGAGTTCGGTTTTTTGCATCCAGTTCTTTTTTGAGATCCTGGGAGCGTTTTGCATAATCTACTTCTTTTCCGGTAAGTGACCTGAGTTTATCTTCAAGACGAGAAATACTTTCTTTTACCAGGTCTATTTTATTAGTGGCTTCTGAGCCATCAATATAAAGTTTAATACTGCGGTTTAGGTCGTTTGCCATATTAGAGACTGTTTCGTTTATCTATGTATATTCGAGTAGCATCAATCAGCATAGTGTCGAAATAATCGGTGACGATATCAGCTAATTCATTGATCCGGTTACGAATTACAGGGTCAAACCATTCGTAGGCCCGGCGGTTGCCTTCATTCTGTCGTCCGAGTGATTTGAGATTTGTATGACGTACAATACCGGTATCTATCTCAACTCCATTAATTTTTTTGAGGTAATTCCATTTGGAACCGATGAAGCCACCCTGACCTTCGCCGGCGCCCTTGTGGATGTAGATTCCATGTCGAGGGAAGGAGAAACCAAGACGGTTGATAATACCGTATTTGTCGGTGTAGGCCCGTGGCTCAAGTTCACGGGCTATTCGCATACTGCGGCCGGCTATTCCGGCTCGTAATTGTCGGGCCACACTATCTTGCCACTTTTCAACGGCCTTGTTATATGCAGTCAGTCTATCAGCATCCTGAGCCATTGAAAAGCGTTCGGTTTCTGAGACGGTTTCAAGGCGGATCAGTCCGGATGCCGGGGCATTAGTCAACTGTGTGGCTTTTCGGCGGGAGGCGTTATAGCGTTTGACTTCAGCACGATAGGTACTTAATCTTTTATAATATCCCATCGTTAATCCTCCCAGTATGTTTGATCAATGAAATAGGTTTCAGGTTGAACCAAAGAAAATGTCAGTACTACGCCATAGAAATTATCACCAATCGGCCCAATACCATTAAATTGAATGGTATCGTCAATGAATTCTGAAATGTCGGGGTCTTGCAGGATATGGTTCCGAATTTGTTTTGCGATAGCTTTGCATTCTTTTGCTGCCTGGTTGACTGTTTCCGGACGATCAGAAACAGTGTTCTGTACAACAATGAAAGAGAATATATCATTGTTATTAAGCGCATCGGATTCGTTTCGTTTTGATTCAGATTCACAACCATCAACTGCAATCAGGATCATGCCGGATACGGATGATAGTTTATCATTAAAATTATATAAGTCCTCAAGTCCGAAAGCGGTGAAGAATCTGGGCTTTTCGGGTGTGTGGGCAATAGGCTTTAAGCGGATGGCAAGTGTTTTGCCATATTCAAAGTGGTTGTATATCTCCATAAAAGTCAGGGGTTAGGTTATGGAGACAAAAATAGCCCGCGGAAAGCGGGCTATAAAGGACAGGTCAGGAGAACCAGAGCGTTAAGAGGATGATACTGGCGATAATGGATATACTTTTACCAGTTGCATTCCTACTTCTTCTTACAATAGCGGTCTCGACAGTGACAAAACCTATAATAATACAAAAGTCTATCATAGTTCTTCTCTTATTCAGGTAATAAAATCCGAATTAACTCACGAAGCTGCATTGCTGCACGTTCTTTTTCTATCGGTGATGTGCCTTCGGATAATAGGATATCGACGAGGGTTAATGCTTTCTTCTTATTCATGGCATTCTCCTTTCTTTTCTTTCTCAATTTGGTTAATAAGATTACGTATAGCGATTAATCTGTCATAGGAGATTTCGCAGAGCTGCTCACCATCGGCAAAAACGTTATAATAGATATTGGGTGTGGCCTTTCCTTCATGAAGTACGGTACACTTTTCGACCCAGGCTTCTTCTTTTATTCGTCCCATTTCGTACCTCCTTTCTTAGTTTTGATAACACAATAAATGGCTGCAAGAATGCATGGAGGAAAGATGAACGTAGCACAAAGGCAAGCAATGGCACTGACATAGTAAGCGTCAGAGGAGGTTTTAACTTTGCAATCGGATGGGATAAAATCATCAATTGCGGAGTTGGACTGATGAGGGACTGTGGTGGGTTCCGGTGTGCGGAACTGAGGCACAAAAAGGGTGCCGGTGGATTTTTTTTTCATACTTACTGCTGTTTGACATTTTAGTTGAGAACCGCTCAACCATCGGGACGCAGAAACGGCTGCCATCTCCCGTGTCGTCAAACAGCAGTAGTATCTACTCCGAAGAGCTAAATCTACAAGGGATAGGCAGCCGAATTTTGTTTACAATAAGTAAACTTCTACATATGGTTTAATGTATGGGCATAAGAAAGCCCCATCTTATTGTGAGCATTAACCGCGCTCAACGTAGTAGGAACATCCTACCGCTGTTTGACTTTGCAAATATGGAGATAATATTCGAGAGTTGCAAATAATACCTCTATATTTGTTAGGAGCTTATTGTTCAGAGGGCGTTTTATTCAAATACCCAGTGCTTGTCCAGGACTATTGTCATAATGTACCAATATTTTTGGGAAAATTAATATAGGTCTATGTATTCTTGTTCTATACATCATCAAATTATTCTTGTAAATCTCCAAATATCTCCTTTTTGATTCGGATATAAATAAGTCTCTGCATATCCTTTGTTGTCCGAAAGTGGTATTTGAATTGGAACTCCCTTTGCAAAGGTTAATTGGGAACAAGGAAGATAAAATTCGTTTGTGATTTGTTTTAACATTTGGAATATACCTATAAATATGAAAAAAGAGTAGACATATTTCTTCTCCCATTCTTCATAAGAAAGACCTTGCAGGATAGAATATTTACTTGATGGTGAGTAGTTGTCATATAAGATTCCTCCTTGAATACAATGGTATTGTGTATGAGCGACAGCATTTCGTATTTGTCCGACATATGCATCTTTAAGTATACGTTGGAAGTTGGGGGATAGATCTAATAATTTTATTATACCTTCTCTTATTTGTTCGCTTTTTTGATTGGGCTTAAGATTCTTGAATGTCAAATTCCAATTATAATTTAAACCATTTAACACGTTTACCACTTGAGTGAATACCCGTAAAAAGTAAGAATTTTCCCATATATTCATATAGGTAATATGTTGTCTCATAATATCAGCTTCAAACTCAGAATTACCATAAAAAAAGTTATTTCCTTCTTTTTTATAATAATCATTGTCATCAGTAATATTTCCTATTCCATTAAACGAAATAAAATTGACTTGTTGCATACAATTAAGCCCTTCATCACCTAATCCAACACATGGGCGACCTTTGTAGTCAATGAAGCCATTTTGTTGACATAATAATAAATCCCCAGAATGCTTCATATTGTGTCGACATTTGTCAAAGAGTTCTTGTAACCCCTTTCTGACGTCTAACTCGTATTTATTTATTGAACTTTTTCTTACCATATGATAAATGAAAACACTATATAACAAAGAAGAAACATAATGGTCACTTTTCTGCTATATTTAGATGTATAAATTGGACAAAGTTTCTTTAGACCTTCTGTAAAGGTAAAAAATAAATTAGAAATTTCAAATGAATATGAACAACTGCACATTCCTCGTTACTAAACAAGTGAAGCCACTCTGAAGAGTAAAAAACATTGGGAAGGCAGCCTTAATCAGTCCGGCATTTATTCACTTTTCTCTTTCTTGGATGAACTTATTTACCAATTCAAAATCTAACTCAAGTCCAAGGATTTCCAAGTATGGTTTATATTTTCTTTTCAATGTAGATTGCTGTGCTGAATTATTGCCATTGTAGCAGAATGCTGCGATAAATTCCGGTTCTTTACTAATCGCCTTATACAATATTTTTTTTGCTTTGTCCGTTTCTCCCAAGGATATATACATGGCAAACATACCAGGTAAATTGTCATTGCTAACAATCTCTTTTTTGATTTTGGAAACATTTCGACATAAAACGAAGAAAAAAATCAGTGTAATAATCTCAACTACAGCTGAAGCAATTGCTATATCTAAGCCCATAATTAAATAATTTAAAGTATTAAAATGATTTTAATTTGTTACGATAACAAAGATAAGCTTTTTTTGCATATAAGCAACTGGGTGTTATGAAATAGAAATAAATTCTATTTCATTGTTTGTTCTTAGTATTTCAATAGCATTTTGCAGTAAGTTTATAATGATAGATTTCACTTGAACAGGATATATACCAACAAGCCTTAAGATATGGACTATTTGAAGATACCTATTATGAGTGTAAAGAACGTATAAATTTATTGGTTACGTTAAAATTTTTTAGTTAGTTCATCTAATAAAGTATGGTCTATCTTAGGACATATATTTAGTAATATCTCTTTGTTGATAAAAGAAATGTCAGGTTCTATTATTCTTGCTTTTTTAATCAACTCAGAATCATAGTTTAGTAATTTAGAACAAAATTCATAAGGCTTTTGATACTGAAGATTATCAATATTGTAATAAATTTTACGTTTACGTGTATAATACATAGAAAAATAGGTAGCCAGTCCTTCTTCTAAAATAGTAGTCTTTTTCTTTGGATTGGGACATAAGCAATGTATCGCTTCATGAGCCACCTGAAATATTGCCCTTTCCATATTGTTGCTGCAATCTTCGGTGACCTGTATTATGACATGATTACAATCGTTTGGATACCATATTTGTGGTTGTTTTATATTAGCTAACTCAATACCAAGTATTGTATATCTTTTATCTCGTTCACCAAATAGGGCTTCAGCTTCGTTAAGCATATCGCCTAAACGAGAAACAATTGTCCATGTATATCCATCATTTGATGGTAAAGGACCACAAGAGAAAATATTATTATCTATCATATGAAAAGAGATTCATATTTATAATTAATTTAGTTTCTGCTAAATTACAAAATAGTAATGGATTAAAAAAGAAAAAGCAGAGTAATAGCTCTGCTTTAATATGTTTCTACAGAAATATGGCCTAAATATCTATAGTCCTTATAATGATTTAGTAGTATCCTATCTGTTCTACTTCTGTAGTTGGTTTTTCTGTAACTATGAATGGTATTGAACCATTTTCCTGTATCTGTTTTACGACATTAACAGATGGGTGATGCTTGTCTGTTGATTTACAGGATATTATAGCCAAAGGATTAGTTCCTAACTTTAAGATATTAGGAGAAAAATTTCCCTTGGCTCCGTGATGAGCTATTTGTATTATACCAATACTTTCGGTCAACTTATCCAATCTTCCTTTTAATTGACTATAAAAGTCCGACTTGTTAGCAAAAGAATCTCCTAAATAGATGCAGCTTATATAGCTGCATCTATCATATTCTAATACTATTTTTTTGTCAGTAGAAAAATAATGCGTTGCAGAAATTGCATAATCTCCTCCAGAAAATACAACTAAAGAGTTCCCATTGGCTTTCCCTTTTATTGCTTTATATATAGACTTTATGGTTTTCTGTGATATTTGAACATAATCAATATTATTTAATTTATTGAAAATCAATCCTTTTTCTTTGATTTTATCTTTAAATAGATTTACTCTTTCAGTGTAATTGTAGTTGAATGGGATAAAGCACCATTTATTTGCAGCGCTTGATTTATGTAATATAATTTCACTTCCACTTGGTATTGTTCCCCCATTGTTCAAATCATTAGCAAAATATCGATCATCATCATAACCTTCGTTTACAGCCTTAACTTTTATAATCTCAGATCCGGGAAAATACTCTTCAGGACTATCTATTAAAGTATCCAGTTTATTACTTCCTATTTTAGATGTATTAATTGCTTTGATAATTAAGATAGCGTCTTTATCTTCAATTAAAGGAATGACAACCTTCTTAATTTTACAGTACGTTTTCAAGTACTCTATTCCGTTGACATGATCTGCATCAAAATGGGAGATAAATAAAAATTCGATCTCTTCTCCTTTCTTAAAAGTATTATTAATTATACTTGGTAATTGTTTTTCCAAAGTTTTAGAGCCACAGTCATACACAATATTTATAGTCTGATCTTCTAAAACATGCTTTTCGGTATAAAAAGCTCCATGTCCTACAGGATGAAATGTTCTGATTAGCTTTGTCATAAGTCGTTATTTTAAGGATTATATTGGTTCTATATTAGGAATGAAGAGGGAGTATCAGCTTCCCTCTTCTTGGTTATGTTAATGTCATTTGATATTTAATATAGTTTCCGATAGCTTATTTTTTATATCATTAAATGCACCTTCTAAAAATTGGCTACTTCATAATACTTGAAAAAATAGTATAGAGCTACTTTGTGCCATTTGGTCAACTCCTTGTCTCCGGAAAGGATGGAAGAAACGGTACATTTGTCAATTCCGGTGTAGTTGCTCAAATGTTTATTCTTTAATCCAAGCCGTTCCATCCGTTTCTTGATCCAGTCGAGAGTGATCCCATCAATATCCTTACGGTCGAAGTTTACGGCAGAAACAGTAAGTTTCCAGTCTTCCGGAATTTCATCTTTGAACATGTCCCGGACACGTTCTGTCAGTTCTTTCTTTGAAAGGAACTTATCATTAACCAGGTCCTTTTGCTCGGCACGGACAATCAGCCGGCCTTCTGAATAGGACACAATCTCAATAGCGATATGGGCATATCGCTGATACTGCCTTGCGAACTCTTCAATACGCTTTTTACTCTCGGCAGAGAGAGGGAGGATTTCTAAATTCTTCATAATGCATCAATTTACGTTTTGATAATCGGTATTTAAAAAAATGTTATTCGTTGTAAAGGAGGGGCTTTCGCCCCTCCGGATCACAATTTGATGAGTCTCATATGAGAGATGTCGAAAATAGCGATCTGTTTATTTTCACACCCGAATCGCTTGGCTTCTTCAAGGTTGGTGAAAATCCGGACGGAATCAAAATAGAACTCTTGGTTCTCTTCATTCAGCCATCCACCGACCTTCTTTTCGTGCATCTCAGCATGGTTAAGAACTCTTTTCAGTCCTTCTTCTCCGAAACTGTCTTGAGTCTCGAGATAGGCGACTGAAATACCCTTTGTGACCTTTTTTAAGGTTGTGAGGTCAACCGTGAACCCATCGGGGTTCTGCTTTGCTATCGCGAGGATAGCTTCGAACAATTGTTCCATAATATAAAGAACTTATGCGGACGTCACCCGCGTTTGTTATGACAATGCAAATATACAATAAAGTTTGCTACTAACAAACTTTATTGGAAAATATTTATTTGTTCTGCATATTTTCATTCAGCTCTTGTTGTTTTCTCAGAGATTCATCCATTGTATACAGGGCATCGATCAGGAATCCTTTTTTTATTTCAGGCTTTTTGGTCATGTCTGACTGTGCGAGGGAGTCTAAAAGACGCATTTGCGAATCAAAGACACGACCATTACTCTTTCCATTTCCGGAAAAGATACGGGGAAAGCCATTGGCAAGATAGGCCAGGCTCCCTATAATGTACCAGTACATAATCATCTTCACTCTGTGGGGAAGATGGCTGAGAATGGAAGCATCTTTCTCCAGACGATTGATATTGAATGTTTTGCTTGTGTGCCATAAACAGGCCAGAGCATGGTTAATTTGTTCCGGGTCCTGATTTATGGCGTCAAGATAGTGTTGCAGGTGCATGAACTGTTCGAAGCGAATATCGAGCAGGCCATCTTCCGGACCACGGAATTTACGGAACCGGCAAAAGAATGCCCGATAGGGATTGACGGTGAGTTCCGGGTGTACATGGTATTTCATTTCGGTATCCTTTTCGCACATCAACAGAAAGTTGAAGAGTTTGGCCAGCCGATTGACTTCTTCAGGAAGAAGCAAATATTTCTTCTTGTGTGTCCGGAAAGGGATTTTATTGCCGGGAGTCCCAATGCTGATCTTTACTTGATGGCGATAGATATCCCGATACCGGCAAACATGTGCATTGAGACAATATAGCATCATGTGTACCTTCAGTTCTTCGATGGGAATATCGCTTTGTGTAAGATTAACCAGGTAGCTCAATTGCTTTTCGGTGAGTTCATCCCAACTTTCCGGAACTCGGTAACAATCATCATTTATCTGAATGGTGTGCATATTGTTATGATATAGAGGTGAATATTCGCTTTTCTTTGGAGTTAAAGTTTATAGCGGTAACGGTTGGTGTGACTCCTAACTCCTCAGCATTTTCGGAAATGAAGTTTTGTATCTTTCCGGCGTAGTAGGTCGCTTGATCAGCGAAGAAATTACCGGTTGCTGCCTGATCCTGGTAGATGGGCCGGATAATGGGAGTAAACTCCGGTGTGTCGTTGATGGTACGCTGTTCACGTGAGGTCTGTGATGTATAGAGTTCAGCGGTTTTGTTAGCGAGGTAACGGAGTATGTGCCCCAGCAGTACCTTTTCTTTTGGTGTCAGTTCTTTCCCTGCGGTATGGGCATCAAGCAGACGTTGGTATAGGTCTTCTTTGAGCATTTCACGCACATTGCGTTCTTGCAACTGCCGGACAGTAGGTAGCATCATACGGAACGATACGGTAGAATACTCGATATTGACTAAACCGGTATCTTGAAATTCTCTGGCATCACGGATGAAGCATGAAGAATCTGTGGCTTGTTTGCAGTGCTCGGCGTATTCGGGGTAAGTTTCCGGATGATCGGTCAGAAAAGTGAGCAGCCGATCAAGGGCCTGCATGCCACGAAAATAGAAGCTTTCTTTAGCGGCGGCAATTTTTGCTTCATTGGCCGGCGAGTAGGTACCTTGTTTGTTTTCGACCGTAATTCCACTGTCTCCGATACGTATGCCAAGTTCCGGAGTGGCAAGCATTAGGGTGAGAGGCCCCAGGGTGCGGAGAATTTTATCATTCAGCCTTTTATCAGTTCCGGTCAGTGCCTTTTCTACGGTTTTAATACCGATGTATGGCGTCAGATAGATATCCATAGCATCATCAATATACGGATTGATGGCTTCGTCAGGCAGTGTAGCATTGATTTTGACTACTTTCTTGAGTGTGTCGATGTCAGGGATGATAGCATTCATTTTTCTTCTGTTTCTGAGGTTAAACCTGTATTTTTAGTAGCTCCTGTCCCTTTGTCAAGCGTGGTAAGCTGACAGTTGGTGACGGAAAAGTAGATATCTTTCGGCCATCCGTTTACGGCTTTGGCAAAATAAAGGGGAGTGAGCGTGGCTTCCTGAAACATTTTCATTAAGGCTTGTTCGATGATGAACAGCTCACGGGCTTCAGTACCGTTAATACTCTTACCTTTGCCGGGAGCGGCACCAATGATGGAGGGATGTACATTCATGCCGTAGCAGATGGTGTTGCTTACTTCCTCGCTGTCTTCAATGTATTCGCCACCCTTGAAGAAGGAATCTAAAGTATTTATGATGATATCCTTATCCTCAAATCCTTTTACTCGGTCATAACGAAAATGGGACACGAAGCCTTTACCTGCATTCTCTTCTCCGGCAAGAAAGTCATTCATGTCCTGAAGGAAGGTCTCTCGCCGTACAGCCTGGTCTGCTTCGTTCGTAATTTTTTCATCTGCATATAATTTTCCCCAGAAATCCTCTTTGATGTAGACGATATAGCGCAATGCCATTTGATTCTTGATCAAAGCCTTCTTAAAGATAGGAATGGCATTCCCAAAGTCGTACCATCCGGAAACGAATACACTCCACCAATATGGTTTACTGTAATAGAATCGTCCGGGAGTCGCTATACGAATGTTATGGATGAAGCGGCGGTCTTTGACGATCTCTTTTATTCCCTTTTCATTGGGAAACAAACCCATTCGTGTCTTTAAATCCCGCAAAGGTGCCTGGCGGTCCAGTAGTGGCGTCGCAATTACATCATCCGGCATACCTTCATGCCATTTGGCTGAGTAACCATGATATTCACTCTTGCCGGTCCTCTCATCGATTACGCTAATACGTGAACAGGTTGCTTCCTTTGCCTTTACTTGTACCAGTCTGGGCTGAGTGTCCTGATTAAAAATATATTCGACGTATGCATCGTAGAAGATCACTAAATCATTCGCTATCTCCATCCGGATAAATGGTATGTCGTTGTTTTCTATAAAATCGAATATATCCGGGTATTCTTCGGGCAAGACTTCTTCTTTGATGATTTTTCGGGTTTCCTTATCCCGGTATTTACGATATACGAGGACACTATCTCCATATACTACCTTGTTTTTGAATTCCACATTGCTGCCGACAGTTACGTTTGCTCCGATCTTCTTCATAATGTCATACATCATGTTGTTATTCCGCCCTCTGGGAACAAACTTAATTGGAGCCTCTTTCCCTTTGGGAACTACTTCAACGGTAGAGGTCTCCCGGTCAGTTGTGATATCGCTATTATCACTGAACTTTATGATTCCTTTTCCGCCTTTGGTGACTGCATAAGTTTCATATCCTTTTTGAAATAATTGGGGCTCAGGTTGTTTCTTCTTCATTAGAAATAAACTTTGATGTTATTAAATCGTGTAATTAGACATCTCCGGATTTTCCTGGGAGCATACTCACCTATTTGAAGTATGTTGACAGTGCTTCCGCTACTATGAAATGAACTAAGTACCGCACGCTCGTAGGTAATGAGTTCACCGGTACTTTTTTTGCAGAATTCAATGGAGAACTCAATGGGTTTACCCTCTTTCCGTTGCTCCATAAGTTCCCAGACTTTACTTTGATGTATTCTGTCGCTTGGCATAATACGATAGTGCTATGATGATAAAAAGCAAAGGTATCCCGATACTGAGGCCGTTTCTTATGCCATCATCCGTACCGGTTGCTACTTTGCTATCTTTCTTGGTCTCTGTCCCGGATTCTCTTTGTATGGTTTGACCGGATACCTCTCTCTTTGAAGAGCTGTTCGAAGAGTGTACAGTGTCATTACTTTCCTGCGCGGTTTTACTCTGTTTTTCGCTCCCTTCAATCTCGATACCCGATAGTGGGGGTAGGCCGGTTGTGGGATCGGGTGTTTGTGCCGTGTCAAAATGGTACGTGATCTTCCAGGATGAACCGTGTTCGTCTTTAGTGGTTTTGACTTGTGAGGCAATGGTCCCGGTACCGGTATTGAGTTCATTGTAATTATGCTGAAAAGTTCCATTCTCTTTGAATTGATTAGAATGTAGAGAAGAAGAACGACAAGCACACAGCAGTATACCAACTGAAATGCAAGCAAAATAAATGATAAGGTGTACATGATGTTTCATTGTTTACGGTTTTGGCAAATTAAATCGGTACATTTCATGGTTTTTAGCTCTGTTATCAAACGATTGTTTTCGTTGATTTTCAAATCCATAGTCTCAATACGTTTGGATAATGTTTCAACTTTATTTTCCCAGCGTGCCTCACTATCTTCTTTATCCTGTTTGAGTGAGTTGATGTAACTTCTTTGATCGGTGATCATTTCCTGGTAGACATCCTGCATCGCTTTCATTGCATCAGCTTCTGCACGTTTCTTGGTGTATTTGATAGTGACAAATGCTGTGGCGGTTCCGACTAAACCGCCGCCGAAGAGAAAGACCATGATATAATTTAGAATCTCATTCATCGCTTTTTTATTGCAAATGTATTGTGTACAAGCGCTTACGTAAAGGACAGAAAAACGGCACAATGTGCCGGAGCGGTATCGCATGTGCGATGATTTTTGAGGAGGGGGGCAGCATATAAGAGAGAAAAAAAAGTTTGAGGCGAAACTTTTTCCGAGGGCGGTGCGTGGTCTTCCGACGGATAAAGGGGAAATTTTTCCCCTTTAAGACCCTTTTTTCTTTGTGAATCAGTATTTTATTTTTTTTGCCGTGGGAATCTTCTGAGATTTAAAATTGCGTTAACATAAATTATAGGTTTACGCCTTTTCTCCCCAAAAGTATCTCTTTGTTGGCCCAATGCGGTTTGATTTTTGAAAAAATGATTCGGATGTCGGAAAAATAATTTTAAGACAAGAGAGCAAACGTCTGTGTGTGATGTGTAATATTTATTTGTGGTATGTATTTAATGTGTTGTTTTACAGGAGTTTGCGTTTTTGTATGTGAAAAAAAAGTGTTATATTTGTAATGTAATCAAAAGGGGATAGGGTTGCACTCCTATCACTTAAATGTTTAATTTTTAACGTAAAACAAAATGAAAAATGTATCGAGCGCAAAAAGCGCAGAGGCTAAAGCCGTAGTGTTAAGTAATGTAGCTAATAAGAAGAATGAAACAGCCCCTCTAATTGTGCTGCCATCCCTTCCAACCGAGAAAGAAGAAACGAAAGAACAGGTTTCGGCCAAAGTTGAAACTCCCGTTCAAACTTCCAAGAAAGAGAGTTCTTCCGTAGTAGCCGCACCCAATAAGCGTCTAAGTATTGATGAACTGACCGATAAGGCGGAGCGTGTTTATCTGCTCCGTCAGAAATATCAAGAAGTGAGAGAAAAGCGGAAACAGCTTGAAAGCTTTACTATCTCACATGATAAAAATAATGCCCAACTTACTTTGGTAGACGCAAAAGGGCTTTCCATTTCTACAAGTAATCCCGTTGCAATTGGTAAGTTGTTATCTGATTGGATGTTAGATTTAAATAATCACTTGGCGAAAACCGAAGAAGAAATTCGTTCAGAATTGGAACGGCTAAATTAAAACAAAATCCCCCTACATCGTTGCACCGATGAAGGGGGAACAAAATCAAACCGAAGTTTAATTTTTAACGTACTGCAAAGATGGAAAATATTTTTGATTCTGCAAAAACAATTCAAGAAAAACGCACAATATTAAAAGGTTTATCAAAGCCGCTTCAAATTTTGGTGAAAGAGGCTGCTATTCCTACGGTAAACGATGGACTGAAAGCGATATACGCACAGTCTGGGCACACCGAACTTAAAACGCTGAAACAGTGGAATAAGGAGGGCAGGAGTATTAAAAAAGGTTCCCATGCTTTATGCCTTTGGGGTGCACCTAAGAAAGTAGAGACGACCCAAGTGGAAGAAGCACAGGGAGAAGATAATGACCCAATGAATTTCTATCCGATTTGTTTTGTATTCTCAAATTTGCAGGTATATGAAAAACAGTGATTTAACTACTTATGGGGAGTATTTGGAAAAGCTATCCCCAAAACACGGACGGGAAAAGGTATTTAATGACTTTCTGCAAATAGTCGTTTGTTGCCTCTCAATGGGACGTAAGGAAGAACTTTATTTCAAAACGATAAAGCCCTATGACAAAACAGAACTGGATTTGTTTTCACAGGCTTTTGCCGCACTTGTTATGCAGATGGACAGGCAACCACTGGTAGACCCGTTCGGAGACTATTTTCAAGAGTTTTTAAGCAACGCCCAAAACGGGCAGTTTTTTACACCGTTTGGGGTATGTGAATTAATGAACCAATTGATTACAGCTCCTAAAGTAAATGATCAGCCTAAACAGGGAGATCGGAGGGTATTAGACCCTGCATGCGGTAGCGGAAGACTCCTTTTATCAGCAGCCCAAAAGGATAGAGCATTGACTTTTGTCGGGATTGATATCTCATATACCTGCTGTCTCATGACTATCATTAATTTGTGTCTGAACAGCTTAAACGGAGAAGTATTACACATGAATGCCTTGACGGATCAATGTTGGCATCGTTGGTTGATTATCGTTGATAGTGTAACCAAGATACCGACCGTTTATGAAGTGGAAGCCGGAATAATAAACCAACCGCCTGCATGTGCGGATGATTTAAAGCCTTTACCGGTGACAGGGATCATACAGCCGGTAAAGAACATGATTCCCGCCAATTTTGTACGTTATACCCCTAAATGTTAGTAATATGGAGAAAGTTTTGCAATGTGTCAGACTTCCGCAAAATGGTAAAGGAACAATCGGGTTTAATTTGAAAGGAGAGTATTTAAAAAAATACGGTTTCCAGTTAGGAGATAAAGTAAAGGTAGAAATCAGCAAAAATAAGATTGTTTTATTTAAGACGGGTAATGTGCTGGAATGATTGAAAAAGTGGCACAGCGGGCAGCAAAAGCACTCTGACAGACCTTGAGAGAGGGGGGAGAATGCTTTTGCGTCGCCCGGCTGCGCCGGGGTGAAGCGGAGTCCGCCGATTGCTCTTTGAGCAGAGGGGGCGGGATTTTAAACGCCTGAAATGGCGGTTGTTTGACGTAATTTTAGCAATTACGAAAAGCGGTATTTTATTTCCGATTGAGGAAAAATATTCCTCCGGTGCCGGTTCCCGGACGTGTGAAGTAGAAATTCATGCCGAGCCATAATGTGTCGAAGGCATCCGTAACATGGGTTTTGTATTGATCCGGATTGTCCGGAGTATCGTCAGTACCTTCCGGAGCTTTGTCCTTCTCAAAACCGTTTTTACCTTGCTTAATACCGGTTTGCTCCATGGCGATCTTGAGGAACTCGTTTTGATAGAGATTGAAACGAATCCACAGGAATTGCGGATCACCTTTCAATGCGAGATCGATATTGAGGTGTTTCCATTCATGTTTGGGTGCTTGCCCGACATATACCATTGCAGGAGTGTACCGGTTCTCTTTGAATACACGCTCAATGATATCCGCATAGGTTTCTGTTGTGGAGCCCGACTCCCAGGTAAAAGTATGATCATAGTAGACGACTACATCGTGATTGAGCTTGGGACGGTAATAGTCAGCTATCTGTTGTACCAGGTCTCCGAGTTTGGATGGGGTTTTGACATAGAACGATTTGATGATTTTCATCGTATTCCCGTCCAATTGTGCCACTACCGCTGTCGAGATTGACGCATTGGAGTCGAATGCAATATGCAGTTCTTTGTCAAAATCAAGGTCACCGTCTCCCAGGCAGCCGCAGGAACTCAGTTGCTTCCAATTACTTCCAAGATTCTTCAGCCTTCCGTTATCAGCCGGCTGATAGAAATGTATGCGGTCGTCCAGGGCACTATAAAAGCCGTTGGGAACTTTCATCAGCCGTTCGTTCAGGAAGGCGGTACGCCATACCAACGGGGGAGAATCACGCTGCATCTGCCAAATGAAGTCTTCTCCCAAGACCTCAAGGTTATCAAAGACATCATATTCACCATAAAATACAGTGTATTCCCGTTTTTTCTTATCATTCGGTTTGAGTGCAGGCTGAAACTTCCGGGCTATGTCAAGATCACGTTGAAGTTCCCGGATCATCCGCATGGTGTGTTCGGTCAGCGGTTTACGTTTGTAATCCTGAAGTTCTTTATACAGGTTGCGAATGAGTTGGATATGTGGGGGCTGCATCTCTTCCTGTTTGTCGAGAATCCAACGTCCCATGGATGATCCGGGCATGTCCGTTGAGTAACATACGCTGTGATGGTGAGGACAGTGCCCGAAATATTGCCGGTTTCCCCGGTTGGCCGGATTGACCTCGTTCTTTATCTTGTCATAGGAAAGGAACTTTGCCTCCGGACCTATCACCCAGTCAAGCGACATGGAGTTTGCGGACATCCCTTGATTAAAGGAAAGAATGACCATGACCGTGCCATTCCAGAAATGGAAAGCATTACTCCATCCGTCTCCGAGTACCGGACGAACAGGCTTGGCAAAGCCCATGGAAGGTGGTGCTTTATGGCCAACGACATAATGGATATTTTGAATGTATCCCCATTCGGCGAGTGCTTTACAGATAGCCGGAAGGGTATTCCCCCAGGCTTTAGCATAGCTGGGAGAGATCATTCCACCCAATGAACCGGGCATTTCCCAGACGTTTCTGAGAATGAAGCGGGCGTCGATACCTTCTGACTTACCGGTACCACGCGATGCAACGATATATTCGTCATGTGCGGCAATAGCCATTGCCTGGCGTTGCATTTTGTTGAAGAACTTCCGTATCACATTGGCCTGTTTCATCCGGAGTTCGTACGCCGATGGTATGGGAGAGGCTTGGGCTGTCATTCCTCAATATCCTCCTCTTCAATGGTTTGAATATCTGTCGCCTGTTTGGTCAACATATCTTTGCACAAGCTGCGGAGTTCCTGGCGGCGTTGCTCCAGATTGTCTATCACTTCAATACCCTCAAGTGTCGTCACATCGTCAGAAGGTTCAAAAGATGGGGGAATAAGCTGACTGAAGTCGAATGCGTCATCGTCTTTGTCGGAACGGGTGTATTTACCTATCTTGTCGAGAGCGGCGGCAGCTCCTTTAGCATCTCCGTTGTCGATAGCGAGTTGAAATGCCTTCTTTCCTCCTTCTACGATCATGTAGCGATACCAGGATTTGGCCGCCAACTGGATGTTACCGACCAACCGGTTGATCATACCGATATCGCGATAGGCCTGTGATTGGGAAACAGGTTCCGCTTGCCCTCCACATCCGTGCATGAGAAAAGTAACGAGCTCCTGGTCTTCAATTAATGGGCTTTCCATTTTCTTACTAACACAAAGCATCATCCGATTCTTAATTTCCATCTCCTTTGGTGATAACTGGAGAGCGGATTCACCCCGATCTTTGAACAGGGAGCGTTCGATGCGGTCGTAGGTTGTGTCTTTTTTTGGCATAATTTAGTCGTTGATGATTTGTTCTTTCATGTATTTATCAGCAAGTGGCTCGGCCGCCGGACTTCCGGCCTTGGCTAACTTGATCACAGTTTTTCGGAGTTCGAATTTTGTTTGCAGGCGTCCCTGATGGTATGCTTCGTAGATAGGAGAATGATGATGATTTCTGCAAATATCACAGAAGTAGCTGCGTTCACCGGCAGGCAGCGAAATTAGAATGGCGATTTCTGCCGGAGGCAGCAGAGCTGCGGCCATCTCTCTGATTTGTTGCAAGGTTTCATCTGATAACTCCATTTCTATTCTAATATTTCGTAACTGATTGCTTGATTATATGCCTGCTCGAACATTTCCAAGAAGTAATTGAAATGCTTTCCGGAAGTGAAATAGAATCCATTTTCCCAGCGGTGATTCTGGTTTAGGTTCGCGGAACCGGCAATACCGAACTGATATTTGTCATTTTCCACCAATAACACTTTTGCATGACAGGAGTCAATCCGTATGCGTGGTGTGATGTTGGAGGCAAACAGTAACAAGTCAAGCTTGTGCCGTTTTACCGTCGTATCGAGCAGGAGGGTCAGACCTGTAATTTTTTTATCATCGGCCAGGAAGAAGAGAGGGCGTAAACTGTCCTCTGAGATACTGAATGTAGCGATCCTTATATCCGCCGGTCCGATTTCAGATAAAAGAGAGGGCAACACTTCATGTATTGCCCAGTCTCCTTTGTGCATGAACGGTTCGATAGAACCGGGACACAAAGCCAAAGGAAAGTTATCCTGAAACCTTTTCACCTTGTTCTGCCGATAATTCTGCCGTTAAAGCGGCTAATTCAGTTTCGTATTTGGCAATCCGGTCGAGTGCGTTCTGTAGAACAGCCTGTTTTCCCTCTTTCCCGGCCCTCTCTGCGGCTGTTTTGCTGTTCGTAATGTTCTGCTTCAGACGTTTGATCTGACGGGCTATTTCGAAGCCTCTGACCACTGCATTTTCACTATACTCAGGACGTTTAGCATCAAGCTCTAAGGTTGCCTGTTTGCCTTCTGCGTAATCGTCAATCTGTTTCCAAAGTTTGCGACGTTCGTCGTCCAGCTTGCAGAGTTCTTCTGCGAGGGGGTGACGTTCCTCTGCCGGGATATCCGGATTCGCAATATCATTATGGAGACTGGCGTACAGGGGAGCGATCTCTTTGATACGGGCGTATGCTTTACGTAAGGCAGGAGTGAGGGATTCTTCTGTTACGATCTTGACGCCCGGAGTGTTCAAGGCATCCAGTTCGCCCCGGATAGCGGAGAGCTCTTTCATTTTCTCCTCGAACTCTTCATTTAAAGCTGAGAGTTCGTCAGCATGATTTTCCGTGTCACTCTCAAGTTCGCTGATACGGTTATGCAGTCCGTCGATCTCCTCTTGGAGTCGGTCGATTGCCTCTGTCCGGATATCGGTTTCTTGAGTCCGTTGTTCATCATTCAGTGTTTGAACGATCAGGATCTCTTCGAATGCAGCCGGGTAAACAGAAGGAGCATCTTTTATTTCCCTGGCTATTTTAGTCAGTATATTGACTAATTGTGTAAAGTGGGGATCGAAAATGTGAGGATTCTCCGGTGCCTGGGAAAGATAGTTCCCATAGCTGCTCTTGGTGTTTGCCTTTGCTAAAGCGTTAAAGAGTTCCATACCGTCAGCGTACCTACGCTGACGGTTTGACAACCATTTTTCTAACTGTTCGTTTCTTGTCATAAAATATATGTATTATGTTAACCTCCGGGACTTGGAGCCGGTTTTAGGCCTGCAATGACTTCCATGTCGATTGGTGTCCCTAAAACAACAGCCGATTCATTTGCGTCACAAGTGGCTGTATAGGCAGTTCCCCGCTG